GTATACTGGATAATGTTTTGTAATGTATCTTTCATGTTTTTCCTTTAGAATATTTAAGAAGAATTATTGTGTATTGTAGTGGTTTATATTGCGAAAGTCAAATCGAATTTAACCGAAACTGAACAAATCGTCAAATGTAGATTTAACATCTGTATTGGAACGAATGTCCCAGTTAAGAACGCCCAATAAGTTGTCAATTTTCTCATCAACTAGTGTTTGTTCCATTGCCGCATCGTCAAATGGTAATTCAGTAAACCATTGTGGTAGTCGTAGTTCATCAACCGGGTAAGCAACGCTTGTAAAGTTTAACGGATTAGGTTTCAACTTACAAACGACAATCTTCATACCATCTACAATCTTTTGACTGTATTGATCTCCGTGAACCCTACGCAAATAGTTATAGTTCAATGCCGCACGAACGTGACCGGGCATATTCTCACGACCTTTTTTACTGTTGGCTTCTAGATCACCATAGTATGTCAATTTATTAACACCCTTCGGAGAACCTTTTGTCCAACTATCCTGTTCGGATAGTATTCGTTTGAAGTCTTTAACTGCACTAATAACTTCATCACGACCTTTACCTTGCTGAAGAACCATCTGTAGTATGTTCATTAAAAATTCTTGTACGTACTTCGGAGTATCAGCACGTTTCAAGTCAAGACCCATAGCTTTGATATCGCCACCGTGACCATCTTTGTCCTTACGCTTACCTTCTTTGTCAAAGATGTTAATAGCATAACGCTTCTTAACCATAAAGATAGCACGATCACCAATCAATTCACGACCAGCTTTAATGATTTCACCATTCTTGCGAGGAGCATGAAAAGCACGTTCCATGAATTGAGGGAAGCTATCGTTAGCTTGGTCAGCAATATTATCATATAAGCCGATGCAAGTTTCTTTATCCCAAGTCATCTCACCATTCGCTATTTGCGATTTGAGAATAGGATATGCAGTAAAGTAACATGAGTCAGTATCACCATAGACGATTGCGTTACCCTCATGCGAGTACACACCTTCAACGGTTTCATTAATGTTGCTCATCATATGACGTACAATCTGACGACCACTTAGTGTAACGCTTTGACCTATGCGCTTATCATAGAATCTACAATGCTCATTCAATAGTGCGCCATAAGCAGAGTTCAAAAGAATCTTACGAACAAGTTGACGTTTATCCCAATAGTCTCTGTCTTCCGGTGTAGTTGATTCCTTCAACTTTTTCTGCATCTCTTTACGATCCGAATACCAGCGTGTGAGTAACCCAGGAACAACACCTTCTTTTTCATAAGTAAAGACTGTACCATTTGCAGAGAGCATCCAAGGCTTATTGCTATCAAAGATTAGTTTCCATATCTCTGCCGCAGACATTTCTACACTGCGACCATCTTCGTAGTCTACAGTAAGAATTGTTCCACGTTCTTGGTTCATAATTGCTGAGTACTCCAATGCACCAAACAAGTTTTCCCACAGAATAGCACCAGTAACGTCATCATCACCTTCTTTATAGCGTTTCTTTTCACTTGCTAAACGAAGGCCCTTGTCCTTCATGTACTGGTCTGTGATTGTTTGTCTGATTTGAGCAACGATGGTTTCTCCTGCCATGTTAAGGGCACGAATAACCGAGGGGTAGAGCGAGTTGATATCGACTGCACCGACCCACTCATGCATTCCCTTTTTGGGAGTAGCAACAAAGGCACCTGCTGCCGGCTGGATTTCATCTTCATTTTCATTCCTTCGTTTTTTATCTGGTACTACTAAGCCACGTTCATGTGCTTCATTGAAAATTGCCATCTCAATCATTGCTACTGAACCCATAACTGTTGGTAGCAGTACTGTGTTTTCATGTGCAAGTTGATTAGCCAGTTCTAGAAACTTAAGTTTCTTGTGAATCTTAAACACCAACATCGTATCTTGTCTGTTATATTCAATAAACTTTTTAAAGTCTTTGTTATATAACTGGTCAAGCGTACCTTCATATTGAGTTTTGTTTTCACCCACTTCCATCTCACCAATAGCATCTAACTTATATGAATGTCGTGATTCATAGTTATATTTCTTGTAGAGTTGTAAATAGTCCATGTGAATACGACCTACTAAATCATACGTAGTTTCTTTCTTACCGAAACGTTCATATTCTCTAGGCTTAGGTAGTTGACCCAACAAGCAAAACTTGCGTGTGTCATCTTTACTCATCACACGTGTAACACGATTGACCATGTAGGGTATATCGTACCCTTCTGAGTTCCAACCAGTCAGTACATCAGCATCTTCTATGAGTTGAAAGAAAACATCAAACATTTCCTTCTCATTTTTGAAAAGTAAACAGTTATCAAATTGACTGACAATCTCTTGTGCCGTTTCTTCACTCATGTGCTTAGGTGCAATGACCATAGTGACAAGTTGATCTAACCAGTCTAAGTAACAACTGATAGCAGTTACAGGATTGAACGGATCAGATGTAGGACTAAAACCTTTTTCAGGATCAAAGTCTACCTCAATGTCAAAGAAGCATGTGTGAAGTTTGGGTGCGTCTGCTTTAAGATAGTGTTCACTTAAGCAACGAAAGACTACGGGTACATCAGATTCAAACAATTTCTTATTCGAAAGGATGCGTCTTTCTTTTTCAAACTCTGCACGTTTACGTGTAGTGAATCTACCTACTGGATCTCCGTATATGCTACGGAATTTACCCTTAGGGTCAGCATAGTAAAGAACATAATTAGCAGGGTGTTCAACGTATTGGCGTTTGCCGTTAGCATCACGTTCTACGACATAGATACGGTCTTCGTCCCTGCTATGAATAGCATCTACATACGACATTAGAGGGTTTTGCCAACTGTTTCGAGGATAGTATTGAGTTCTTCGTGGTCTTTGTTAGTTTGACCTAAACTGGCTTTGTGTGCGATACGAATCGCTTTTTTGAGTGTGCTTGGTTTGACTTCAAGTTCTTCTGCAATTGCTTTGATAGTATCAGTTAGCCCGCCATTGAGTGTGTCAATTTCGTGCATCACTGCCATACCTTCATTAACTAATTGGGTAAGTTTGATCTTTTGGTCACCACTGAACATTTTTGCTGTCATAATAAATCTCCTGAGAAGTACTTATTATAACAGCTTTTGCAGAAAAGTCAAACAGTTTGCGTAAGAAAGGTTAAATTGCTACTCTGCGAACTGCTCGGGCAATATAAGGATTGGTTTTGTTATTATTGGGATCATCGTACCCGCTTTGAAAATTAACCGCGGTTGCCAGTGTTCCAGATGGACTTTGGGTACTTGACCAATAATACCAATACCCGGGGCTGTTATCCAATGCTTCTGACCCACCTGCTTGAAAGATGCTTACTGAAGTTCGAGATGGATTGCCTGTACTAAAAGTTCCCATTGGTGGAACAGAGTAAGGATTGCTACGTTCTGAATAACTTGCAGTAGTATCGGGTTTTAGATTATAAAAAATTACCATTAACTCGTTGCGAGCAGGCAAATACCAGTCACTGTAACCATTAATAGTTAAACCTTCACAGAATTGTGCTGCCGGGTGACTGGCATTATTCATGGTAGAACTATTAGTTGGTCCATCTATGATACTTGTAGGATCACCTGAAGTATCTGATGTTCTATATGAATATTGACCTGTCCCTGACGCTTTAGGAGAAACAACCAAATAATGTGTTGCTACCCCATCACCCGTAGTACTAATTTTTCCAGCATAATATCCTCCACCATATGATTGACCTATAGTTGGTTCAGGAGATACTGTTAAACTAAAAGCCCTATCCGTATCTTGTAGTTGTGCATCAGTTGCACGTATAGTAAAATTATATGTAGTAATGCTACCTAATGCAGGAGTTGTTCCTGAAATAACACCACTGGTGGTATTCAAGCTGACACCACTGGGTAAACTACCTGAAAATACACTATATGTTATCGGAGCATCACCGGTAGCCGCTAATGTGTAACTAACACTAGATGATGTACCCACAGAGCCTAAACTTCCTGCACTTGTACTCCATGCAGGAACTCCTGAGTATTGAATACCGGGAATACTAATTGCTGTGCCACCATCTGAGTTAATCACATATAATACATAACTACCTGCACTCAGTGCAGGGCTAGTAAATGTTAGTTGTGTACTGCTCACAAATGACACTACACCCACAACCGTTCCAGCAATTAATACACTAGCAC